TAACAAGTGTGTAACAAGTGCAAGACGCTGTATATACACAATATCAGTAAGTTACACACTAGGTGGGGTATCCGCCACCACCCCCCCATGCGTTATACGTTAATGGTGTGTGCAGAAAATTAGCAATTATGGATGTTAATCAGATTAGGTATATGTAATTTGCAGGTTTTTAGGAAATACCATGTTAACTTGTTGACAGATTAAAGCAAATCACTTTAAGATATGCTATATGAAAACATTAATGCTATACTTAATACCCATCTTATTAGTATCTTGTGCTACACCAAGTGATCCTGGGTGTGCATATTATCATATAGGAAGTGCATTGAATGCAGAAGGGGAATATGATATAATAGAAGTACCTGAAATGGGATGTGAAGATGAACTAGGGAAGGGATGGCCTATTGAATAACCACGCTGATTACATGAAACAGTACCATAAAGGTAAACATGCTGCAGATCCTATTGCATATAAGTTAGATATAATGCTTAGAAGTGCAAGACATAGGGCTAGAAAGAAGAAAGTTAGGTTTAATTTAGATATAAAGTATTTGAATAGTATTGTTACAGAGTACTGTCCCTACTTCCCAGATATAAAACTAGCTTATGCACCACGTAAAAGAAAGGGTGTACACTTAGCTTCACCATCTTTAGATAGGATAATACCTAAGAAAGGGTATATTAAGGGGAATGTAGAGATTATATCTATGAAAGCTAATATGATTAAATCCAATGGGACATCCAGGGATCTATATACAATAGCAGATAGGATATATGAATTTGAGAGGGGATATAATGGAGTTCTGTCCATCTCACCTAATGAACCATTAGATGTATATCGGAAGAGGATCAGATATTATACCGCCTCCAACTTAGTTGGATACAGTTATACTCAGGTTTTCAACTTTGTCAACAACAAAATAAGGGGATGGAAAAAATGAACGAGAAATACGAAATCAATTTGATAGGGGATCGCTACAGAAATAAACTTGACAAATCAAGAAAAAAAGATATATATGGTAACTTACTAGAGAAGTTTTATAGACATCTTATTAAAGGTGGTAGAGGTACTGGAATACATCTTCCTCATTCCAGAGTGTATTACGTTAGAGCAGCAATGCGAGAAGACAAAGATTTTATTAAAAGGTTAGGTTATGTGCCTACCTTAGAGGAAGTAGAAAGAGCCCTTGATGCAGAAAGCAGAGCAGGGCGAGGAGTGTATGAGAGCAGTGACTAGGTTTTCCTTTACTCACACATTAAATAGTCCCTCTATGAGTTGGCCTTACGTCTGTGGAGTTCGAGTCAGCATCCGAGATCTAGCAATTCCATTCGGAAGATAGCTAAATCGGTTGTGAGTATTGGATTGAGGGGTGTGTTTGTCATACCCCTCATAAACTAGATTAAGGAAATAAAGTGACAGAAGTGTTGAAGATGACAGCATGTATCGTGGGAGTATTCTTTTCGTATAGCTCCTTACACTTCTTATTACAGGGAGATCTTGTAATGTTTGTCGCTGTATTACCACTAACAACAGCATTTGTGTGGTGGTATAGTCGATACATGAATATACGTAAGGGGATATAAATGGCACATCCAAATAAAAGCAAAAGAGTACCAAGTACAAGTGTAAAAAGAACAGGCGGACTTACAGGTAGCGATGCAAAAAATTTTTTAAGTGTTCTTACTGGAGGTAAATCAAGACTAATTGAAAGAGCTTTTAGTGGAGGCTTTTCAGGATCAGGCGGATCAGGTGGCGGAGGCGGAGGCGGATCAACGCTTACCACAGGAAGTAAGATTAAAAAAACTAAGAAAAAGTAGATGGCTAGGAAAAAAACAAAGCCTATTAGACGCACTACCAAAGGTAAAGGAGCTAACTACCGACCTACAAAACAAGGTGCAGGTATGACAGCTAAAGGAGTAAGAGCCTACCGCAAGAAGAATCCTGGCTCTAAATTGAAGACTGCCGTAACAGGCAAAGTCAAGAAAGGCAGTAAAGCTGCCAACAGAAGAAAGTCTTATTGTGCAAGATCACTAGGACAACTCAAGAGAAGTTCGGCAAAAACAAAAAATAATCCGAACTCTCGTATTAGACAAGCAAGAAGAAGGTGGAAATGCTAATGGAAAAAATATATAGAACAAATCAAAAAGTAATTACATACCCTATGTTTCCTATAGAAAGAAGTCTGGAAAAGAAATATAGAGGTATTTCTTATACCCCTAACAAAAGTGTTACAGGTATATCTTATAGAGCAGGTATGTATCGAGGTACAGAAAACCAAGTAACTATACGACATAGAAGTTAATATGAGTTTATACAAAAATATAAATAAAAGAAAAAAAGCAGGTACTAGTAGATCAAAAAAGAAATCTACTATATCTAAAAAAGCCTATGCTGATATGAAAGCAGGATTTCCTAACAGCAAAAAAAAGAAAACTAAAAAGAAAACAACAAAAAGGAAAAAATAATATAGGAGATAATTATGAAAAGATTACTAACAATTGCTATTATAGGTCTTACTCTTACAGGATGTGCAGCATCACAAATATCTTTGACTGCATCAGCACCTAAAGGTAAAGACTTAGATATCACTATTAAGACTAAAGAACAAAAAGCTGAATAGCATGGATAGAGCTAGGAATGAACGTGGTCATTACATTGCAGATGATCCAGGAACTAAAGATGTTAATGAAGCCTTTAAACCCATTAAGTATTATCTAATAGAAGAAAAAATACTTAATCTTATTCTACAAAATGTGGCACAATTACCACATGTCTTAATAGATCCAAAGACTAAGAAAGTTATACAAGAAGTAGAGGAGTAATATCCATGCCAATGGTTGGAGATAAAAAGTTTTCTTATACTGATCAAGGTAAAAGAAAAGCAAAACAATATGCCACTGAAACAAGTAAGTTAATGCATGTTGGCTACCGAAAAGGAGGGGGAGCTTTGAAAGTTGATTCTCCAAAAGGTAAGAAATGTTTATTTGGTATTAAGAAGTAATGGCTATACCTACGTTTAAATCGTCAGCAGTAGCCTTATCATCAACCAATAGGACAACGATATATACAACTCCAAGCCTATCAAGAGCAGTAGTAACTTCTGTAATGATAGCAAATGTTGATGCATCAAGTGCAGCCACAATAAAACTAGAGTGGTACGATGCGTCAGCAACAACATACTTCGCACTAACTGGAGCATATAGTGTTGCAGCAAATGGCTATTTGATTATATCAGATTCCCCTATGTATTTTGATGCAGGCGATTTACTAACAGCTACAGCAGGTGCAGCAGATGACTTAACAGTTACAGCTTTCGTAGAAGAATATTCAACAGGATTTTAAATGGCAAAAGAATTAACAGAAAAACAAAATGCTTTCTTAAATGCTTTATTCGGTGACGCATTAGGTGATTATCGAATGGCAATGGACATTGCAGGATACGCTCCTTCAACTACAGTAAGAGATGTTACATCAGGACTACAGGAAGAGATCCTGCAAGGTTCAAGAGAGTATCTAGCAGCGAATGCTCCAAAGGCAGCGATTGCTATTACAGGCGTTATAGATGATCCAACAGAACTAGGAAATAGAGATAAACTAACAGCAGCAAAGGATGTGTTAGATAGAGTAGGTGTAGTTAAACAAGAAAGACTAGAAGTGAATACTCCTTCTGGTTTATTTATTTTACCTGCTAAAAAGGAAGATGATGATGGAGATTCAGTATAAAAGAAAACTAGGTTCAACAGTTCCATTTGGATGGGAACTTGTTGGAGAGTCTAAAGATTTATTAAGAAGTATCCCAGAGCAACAAGAATTATTAGAACAAGCGAAAGGATACACTAAAGGATCAAGTCTACGAGAAGTAGCGAAATGGTTATCAGCAAAGAGTGGGAGATCAATATCTCACGTAGCTCTTTACAAAATGTTGAAAAAAGATGAAAGCGAAAGAAATAGAAAAGCAGCTAACATCAGATGGCAGCGACTTAAAACCCAGGCAAGGGAAGAAACGCAGGAAGACCTCCAAGCGGAAGCGGAACTATACGAAAATAGTCAGGCCAAAGCTCAAGTCTCAAGCTAATATAATAGAAGCTGACGCATCTGAAAAAGATATTACAATACCTGAAGAGCATGAACAGAACGTGGTCTTCAAGCCTAATGATGGTCCACAGACAGACTTCTTAGCATCAAATGAAAAAGAAGTTCTATATGGTGGTGCAGCAGGTGGTGGTAAGTCATATGCCCTATTAGCAGATGTGTTGCGTTTTTGCAACCATCCACATCATAGTGGTTTGATACTGAGAAGAACCAATGATGAGCTAAGAGAGTTGGTATTGAAGAGTCAGGAATTATACCCACAAGTATTTCCTGGTGCTAAGTGGAGTGAACGAAAGTCATTATGGACATTTCCTTCTGGTGCACGTATTTGGATGACATATCTTGAACAAGACAAAGATGTGTTGAGGTATCAAGGACAGTCGTTTACTTGGATAGGTGTAGATGAGTTGACACAATATGCTTCACCTTATGCTTGGAACTATTTACGTTCTCGTCTTCGTACAGTAGATGCTGATCTACCAACGTATATGAGGGGAACAACAAACCCAGGTGGTCCAGGTCACTTATGGGTTAAGAAGATGTTTATTGATCCTTCGCCTTTTAACTCATCGTTTTGGGCAACGGATATAGAAAATAATGAGGTACTAAGATATCCAAAAGGTCATGCCTTAGAAGATAAGCCTCTATTTAAAAGGAGATTTATACCTGCTAAACTTACTGATAATCCCTATCTGTCTAGAACAGGTGAATACGAGGCAAACCTTTTATCTCTTCCAGAGGTACAGCGTAAGCAACTTTTGGAAGGATCTTGGGATATTGCAGAGGGTGCGGCATTTAGTGAGTTTAATAGGGATATCCATGTTGTTGAACCTTATGAGATACCCAGTTCTTGGAGAAAGTTTAGGACTTGTGATTATGGGTATTCTAGTTGGTCCGCATGTTTATGGGTAGCAGTAAGACCAGATAATAAATTGATTGTGTATAGAGAGTTATATACGAAGAAGAAAACAGCAGACGAATTAGCTGATATGATATTACAGATAGAGCATGAAGCTGATGAAAAGATTTGGTATGGTATATTAGATTCATCCTGTTGGCATCAAAGAGGTCAAACAGGACCTAGTATAGCAGAAGCAATGATCCTTAAAGGATGTAGATGGAGACCTTCAGATAGATCTAAAGGAAGTAGAGTAGCAGGGAAAAATGAATTGCATAGATTATTAAGAGTAGATGAAGAAAGTAAAGAATCAGGTATTGACTTTTTTAAGAATTGTATTAAACTTATATCTGAAATTCCACAGATACCTTTAAGTAAATCTAACCCTGAAGATGTAGACACTAAAGTAGATTACGACCATGGATATGATGCACTAAGATATGGCATCATGTCTAGACCAACTCCTAGAGGGTTGTACGACTTTTCCGAAACAAGTTGGAAAAAACCTTGGAAACCTGCTGACCAAGTATTTGGATATTAAACATGGATGAAGAACAAAAATTAGAAACCGAAATAGGTTTAGACATAGACGATACAGAACAGAATACATTATCAAGTTTTGTTTTAAGTAAATTTAATTCTGCTAGTGACTCTCGTTACTCACAAGAAGAAAGATGGATGACAGCGTATAGAAACTATAGAGGAGTCTATGGATCTGAAACACAATTTACTGAGCAAGAAAAAAGCCAAGTCTTTTTAAAGATTACTAAAACAAAAGTTACTGCAGCATATGGACAGATTATTGATGTACTATTTGCAGGCCAAAGATTTCCACTAGGCGTAGAGTCTACTCGTATACCTGAAGGTGTTGAAGAAGCTGTCAACTTTGATCCTAAGTTTCCTGAAAAACCTGAAGAAGAGGATACACCAAGTCTATTTCCACCTGGCTCAAAACAAGAAGAACTTGAGCTTGGTGCATTAGAAGAATTAAAAAAAGATTTAGAATTAAAAAGTGGACCAGGTCTTACACCTACATCTATAACATATTTCCCTGCAGATGAAGCAGCGAAAAGAATGGAAAAGAAAATATTAGATCAGTTAGAAGAGTCTTCTGCATCTAAACATCTACGTTCTGCTGCATTTGAAATGTCTCTATTTGGTACAGGTATATTAAAAGGACCTTTTGCTCAAGATAAAGAATATCCTAATTGGGAACAAGATGAAGAAGGTACTCCTAATTATACACCAACAATAAGAACTGTTCCAAAAATAGAGTTTGTTTCTTGTTGGGATTTCTATCCTGATCCTGCAGCAAACAATATGGATGAAACAGAATATGTGATTCAGCGACATAAATTAAACCATGCTGATATGAGGGCATTAAAAAATCGCCCTTTGTTTGATGAAGAGGCCATTGATGAATGCGTATTGATGGGCACTAACTATACCAGAAAATGGTGGGAGGATGATTTAGATGATTATGATTCGACAAATATTAACGTGGATCGCTACGAAGTGTACGAGTTTTGGGGAAATGTTGACAAGTCTTATGCCGAAGATGCAGGACTTGATATCCCTAACGAGTACGAAGATTCTGACATGGTACAAGTCAATGCTTGGGTTTGTAACGACAAAATCTTACGATTGGCGATTAATCCTTTTAATCCTATTAGGATTCCTTATTTTGCTGCTCCTTATGAGTTAAACCCTTACTCTTTCTTTGGAGTAGGACTAGCAGAAAATATGGTAGATACCCAACAATTAATGAATGGGTTTATGAGAATGGCAGTTGACAATGCTGTTCTGTCAGGCAATCTTATCTTTGAAATAGATGAGACTAACTTAGTACCAGGTCAAGATTTAGAAGTGTACCCTGGAAAGATATTTAGAAGACAAGGTGGAGCACCAGGTCAAGCATTATTTGCGACACAATATCCGAATGTGTCATCACAAAATCTAATGATGTTTGATAAAGCTAGAGTCTTGTCAGATGAGTCTACAGGTATACCTTCTTATTCCCACGGACAGACAGGTGTACAAGGAACTGGCAGAACAGCTGCAGGGATATCCATGTTAATGGGTGCTGCACAATTAGCAATAAAGTCTGTGGTGAAAAATATAGATGATTATTTATTACAACCTCTAGGGGAGTCTTTCTATAACTTCAATCAACAATTTGATTTTGATCCTGAAGTTCAAGGTGATATAGAAGTGAAAGCAAGGGGAACAGAAAGTTTGATGCGTAATGAAGTAAGAAGTCAAAGACTATTACAACTTATGCAAATTGGTTCTAATCCTGCACTAGCACCTTTTGTAAAGTTCCCAGTGATACTAAGAGAGATTGCACACTCATTTGATCTTGATGCTGAGAAATTTGTGAATGATGAGAGAGAAGCATTGCGACAGGCTAAGATATTACAAGAGTCTGGTATGATGCAAGCACCTCCTCCTCAAGCACCTGCAGGTGGTCCAACACCACCAGAAGGAGCAGGCACAGTTCCACCCACTAGTCCTGCAGGGACAGGCAATAGTCAGATAGGTCCAGGTGGAGCACCAGAACCAGGGATGCCAGGATTTGCAGGCAGACCACCAGGTGAAGGAGAGATTCAGTGAGTCCAGAAGTAGCTAGTAAATTATTAGCAGTTGTAAATAATAAAAGTAGTGTTGATGCTTTATTTGAATATGCAGAGGAAAGAATAAAGCAACATGTTAAAAATCTTATTCGTGAAACAGATCACGCTAAGATGTTAGCCATTCAAGGAAGTATACAAGAGTTACAAAGATTTGCTACCTTGAGGGATGAAGTAAATCAGAAAGCGAAAGAGGCAAAAGATGCAAAATCCAACAGCAACAATCAGTGAGCAACAAGCTAATGTAATGGGCAATAACCCCAACGATGCTTTACGAAATGCCAGTACTACTGATGACAAAAAGTA